CACCCACATTGGTTTCGCAAGCAGCAGCAATTCTACTTAATGATACACTACAAGCCATATATTGTTAAATTTATTTTATTTATGTTAAAAAAAGGGGTGGGTGTTACTCTCCACCCCGGATGAAAATTATTTATTAAGCCTCCTCACCAAGAACAACCTCGTTAGGATAAGCAACCTGTGTTGCCATAGCGAAATAAACTGCGAGTCTGAACTCCCTGTTGTCCTTTGAATACCAGAAATCAAAGGTATCCTTGTCATCCTCTGCACCGACACCGTAGAAGAAATTGCTCAATCTACCTCCAATAATCTTGTCAGTACCGTTAAGACCGTTTACAGCGATAACCCTGATAGATGTGCCTGGAAGTCTGTATTCACCGTTCTTGTAATCAGGATCAAAGTGATAAAGGTTGGCAGCAACCAAATCCTGGATGTATGCCCTGTATGTATCCTCACCTACGAAGATAACTGTATCCTCCTTATCTATGATGTTTGCTGGAATCTTGTTATAAACAGCCTTGACCTTGTTGTATGCTGATGTACCTGCTGACCAAGTTGCTGAAACAACACCTGAACCCTGTGCACCAAGAATCTTAAGGAAACCGTCAGGTTCAATGTCACCACCTGCATTCTGTGAATCACCCTGCCAGATGAGTTTTTCAATACTTTCTGAAATAGCAAGAGCAATCTCATCCATAAACTTCTCTTCAAAAGGAAGAGTTTCTCTGCCTGCTGCGAGCTTTACTTCATATGAAGCCCACTTCTTCAAAAGATCCTTATCGCAGAAAACCTGGTTAACCTTCAGGAAAGTAGGTTTCAAAATTCTCTGTGAAAGAGCAACACCGTCTGTTGCATCCCAACCGCAAGCTGAACCGTCACCGAATTCAACTTCTGCTGAAACCAAATTAAGGGCGGTATCCTGTTTTACACCAGTCTCGAGCTGAACAAGCTCTACTGTCTTACCTGTAAGAACTGACTTCGCAATCAAAGGAAGTCTCTTCTCTTCAACATAATTATTAAGTGCTTCTACATTAATAGCCATAATCGTTAAAATTTATTTTGTTTATTGTTCTTTTTAATATAATATATGTTAAATATTTTTTATTTACTTTTTAAGAGCAGCAGCGATTGCTATCCTCTTATCAAGTTTCTTGTCACCTGTGGTAACTGTCTTGTTGATCTTCTCAAACTCATCAACCACCGGGGTAGCAGCTGGTGCTGTTCCTATTTCAACCATTTTGGTTTCAAGTTCTGCAATCTTTGCTTCAAGATCTGCAACCCTTGCTTCAAGTTCTGCAACCTTATCCTCACCTTCCTCTGTAGCAGGAGCCTCTTCTGTTGATGGTGCTTCCTCTGTTGATGGTACCTCTTCTGTAGCGGGTACTGCCTCCATTTCCTGATTCTCTTCTGTAGCAGGTGCTTCCATATTCTCCTCTGATGGAGCCTCTTCTGTTGATGGTACCTCTGCATCCTTTGCTTCAATCTCTGTAACAACACCACCTTCAACCTTGATCTTGTTTTCATCTGAAATATATTCACCGTCAGCGGCGGGAACTTTGTTACCAGCCTCATCTTCTGTGAACACCTTGTAACCTACCATAAGTTCTGTATCCTCTTCCCAGTAAAGATCTGCAATATTGGTACTTAAAGAATTGAACTCGAGTAATAGTTTCTTTAACGCTTCTTTAATTTTGTTAGCCATATTCTTTTTCTTATTATTTATTTTACTAAAATTCTGCAATCCCAGATATGATTCTATTGATATGCCCTTGAACTTACCTTCAAGACAATCCTGCCATAAAGACTCATCAGTTATATGATAGATACCCATTAAGGATCCATCCGCTGCATCCTCAAAACCCACAGGATTGATTCCCAGGGAACTGTCTTTTATGAAAACCTCCTGTAATGTTATACCATCAATCAGTTTACCCGAATGATCTTTGGAAATATTCTGCTGCATCCCATCGGTCATCAGTCTCTGACATAGTATCTTTGATGTTTCTTTACTGAAGACAATATAGTATGGATTTCCTGACTCATCTATCCTCAATATAGGGAAATCTACCCTTACCATAATACTCATAATGTTATGTTGTGCCTCATCCTGGATCTTGAAATTCATCTTCTGCTTCTGCTTGTCGTCACTGAAACATACCATATCAATTTCCATAGCAGGTTCATCCACAAGACTCATCGTACTTATGGTGCAATCATTCATATCCACATTAACCTTAAATACAGGTACTCCGTTGTATGTCATAATATAATGATCTTTTTATTAGAATATATTTTCTTCAATTTTTGTTAGAAAGTTGATTCCTCCTCTCTAACCTCCACCCTTCTACCTGCTTCAGTTATGTCGCTCTCTACAACATAAACCCTTTGTGATGACTGTCTGTCACCAATCGCATCCGCAAGATTTACTGTATCAGACTCACCTGTTACATTTGTTGTATAATTGGGTGTATATGCCATTGCTGCCTGGGTTGGGGTGACTGAACCTGTATCTGGTCCACTTCCCATAGAACCACCACCATCAAATGATGTTGATTTAATCTTTGCCACCTGGGCTGCTGTGGTGGCTATAACCATTGCACTGTTGATTGCTCCCACAATAGGTCCCATTGGGAATCCCAAAGACATTGCGGTTGAAATCGCCATCGCAACACCCGCAAGACCACTGATGATGGCTGATGCAATCTGCATCTTCTTGTTATTCTCAAATTCCTTCTTGGCCTGTTCCTCTGTCAGCTTACCATTCTTGACCCTTTCTTTTATTGAATCACTCCAGATGTCAGATATGGTACCCATAAGGTCACCTATACTTTGTGCCACATTACTGTATGTATCCACCAAATCCAGAGCCTGTTCCTTCTGTAAGTTCATCATCTGGGTTTCATTCTCGGTAAGACCTGCATCAATTTCAGCTATGGCATCAGCATATTCCTGTTTCTTTTCTTCTGACAGATCATCCAGTCCCATCAGTTCCTCATAGATGGCCCTGGTCTGGGTCAGTCTGTCCCTCTCTATTTCCAGGATTCTCTGATTTTTCTCGAACTCATTCTGTATGGTCTTGTCTGCGATATCCTTTTCCAATGAAGAGTCATCATTGATGTTCTTTATACTGTCTTCACCCTTACCAGCCAGGATCTCAGCCCTCTTCTTGTTGTACTCTTCTGTAAGATTGGTTGTATCTTTCTCATAATTCTCCAAAAGAGCCTTTTCCTCATCATACTTCCTTTTAAGGATTTCAAGTTCCCTGTCTCTACTATTGAGTTGGGCAAGTTCTGTCCTTTCCAGAATACCCTCAACCTGTTTGAGTTGCTGTTCCGTTAACTCTCCCTTCTCATCGGTTATGTTTTCAAGATTCTTGAGATCATTCTTCTCCGCTGCGGTCAGTTCCTTACCTGTCTTGATTTTCTCCTTTATGAGACTTCTTTCCTTCTCATAATACTCTCTTCTGACATTGTAAAGATTTGCCTCTGCTGCTGCCAGGGCATCATTATCCTCCTTACTGTTATCAGTCAGTTCACTCCTTTCTTTAAGGATCTTGAACTCTTCCTCTGCTATGGCCAGTTTGGCTGCATTAAGTGCCTTTTCCTTGGCTATGGCCTGATCCAGGAACTTATCCCTCTGTTCTGCCGTATATCTGTCCTTGTCTGCAACCTTGGCCCTGAGTTCTGAAACCTCCATCTCAGTCTTTGCCTCATCAACCTGGAACTGTCTCTTCTTCTGTACCAGGGCGATCTCCCTGTCTGTAAGATTCTGGGTGACCTCCATCATCTCCTTCTGTGCCTCAATACTCTTCCTGTATGCCTCCAGGCGTTCATCAGAAACAATACCAATCTTATTAAGGAGTTTCATCATCCATTCTCCCGCCTTCTGTAAGGAATTGACCAGAGCGGGTAAAGCATTCTCCGCTATCTTACCTACAATCTTGGCAAATCCTGTAAATACATTCTGTATGGCATTGATGACAGGCTGGAATGCTGAAAATGCCTTTTTAAGACTGTTGGATGCTTCCTCTGATCCAGAAAAACCTTTCTTGAGTGCGTTTAATGCTGTCACTATTGTCATAATCAAAGCACCTATGGGGTTTGCAATCAGTGCCTTGAATGCTCCTGCCAGTGCAGTCACTCCACTTTTAGCTATAGCAAGAGGATTACCTAAAGAAGAGATCTTCTCTGAAATCTGACCTATTCCCTTTGTAAACGCTCCCTCATAGTTACCTACATTCCTCTGAAAGTTACCTATGGATGCATCCATAGTCTTCAACTGTTCGTTGATTCCTGTAATCTGCTTTGCCAGGGCGTTCCTCTCTGCCTCGTCATTGGTTGCCTTGAACTGTTTCTTGAGTTCAGACATCCTCTTTGAAAGTGCATTGTAACTGCCCTCCGCATCCTTTGTCCTGGTGCCGGTCACCTTCATTGCCTTGTTGAGCTTATCCTGAACCTTGTCAATCTCCTCAACCCTTTCAGCATACTCCTCTGATGATTCATCAAGATCAATCAATGAAGCCCTCAATGTATCAATATATTTCTTTGCATCACCCAAACTCTTGAACGAATAACCGGCTGACACCACATCATCCCTCAGATCATCCAATGAATCCAGTGCTCCACTGACATCTAACGAGATCACCTTATGAATTTCCTCTGCCATAATCTAAAAATCTTTTTGTATAAAATATAATTAATCTTTTGTATAATTATCAATATCATTCACCTTGATCAATGTCGCCTTACAATACTTGGTCTCCATATTCCAGTCCGTCACCTTTGACAGGATCCAGAGACAACCGTCATATTTGTAGAATTCCCTGAACACCTCATCTATATTGTCCAGATAACAATAACAGTCCAGGACCCTGGTATTGACTGAATAGACATCAGCTATATATCTGCTCCAGTATCTGTTGTATATTCCTATACCCCTGTCATAAATACAGGCAGGTACATATATTTCCTGGGGAATACCGAAATCCAGGGTATCCTTTATGAAATAGGGATGTCCCACTGAAACAGGAGTTACACCGAAATATTCTATGGCCTTGTCTACAGTAGTTATCCTGTCATCAAGTTCCATCTCCGTCAGGTCAAAGACCACCAGGAAATAAGTGTTCCACATTTTGAGTGAACTGGATGAAGGGTTATCGTTGTATGATGACAGTGAGGTCACCCTTGTAAGGTTGTTGTCACCTGTATCCACAATACTTGCTATCAGCTGTAAATCAGTCTTATTCATAAGATTCCTGCTGTCTATCCTGGTACTTCCTATTATATCAGGATAAGGATAAAGATTGTCTGCCGACAATATCCTTCCTGCATTGTTGGTCTTTATCGATGCTGCAATGAAATACCTGTGGTTTCTCTTTAAAGTATCAATCACAAAATATGAATATTCCCTTCCTGAACCGAATGCGGTTATCGTTGCATAATGACCGCTATATTTTACAGGTGTGACTCCAGATGAACCGTATATGTCATACTGGTTGAAATCTTTGGTATAGAATCCGGGTATCTCCTGACTGTAATCATCATATGTATAGGTTGATCTGGCAAATGAAGGTATCCTGTTCTTGACTATCAGATAATCGGTAAAACCGCTTAAATGAGGTTTAGGATTGTCATACCAGCAGTTCTTACCGAGGACCCATTTAAGATATGGCCAGTCATCACTCAAAAGGAAATTGACCTTTGACGCATCTATGTCACTTGTAACATAAGACTCCGCTTTCCACTCTGTCTTGGTATCAGTATTGGTTATGGTTCCATAAGATATCTGCTTGAATCCCTGGAAAGTCACCAGTATATCCTTACCGTCCACAATTTTGTTGTCATCCGTATGACACTGGAGTTTAGGGAATGCATCCTGCCATACACCTTCTCTCAAACCGGACCATTCACTATCAACCCACTGATAACCTGAAGGTATCATACTTTCCCACTCATCCGAGTCTCCGGGTCTACCTGTCTCCGGTATCCAGTCTGTTCTCATCTCTTTATCAAGAGTCTTGAAATTTCCTCCACCCTTGATACTTGACAACTGGAACAATCTGTATGTAGGTCTTGCCGAATCATCCATAAGAGGTCCGGGAAAATCAAATAAATATTCCTGATGGTTACCTCTCACAAAATACGGATACTTGTAATATGGACTCTGATCTATACTGTCAAGACCCTGCTTGAACACATTATTATCTATGTATGGTGCTGTGCTGGCATCAAACCTGTAACCTGTATTCACCCTCTTGCTTCCATATGGATTACCGTAGGTTTCCTTGTATTTTTCCAGGAACTGTCCTTCACCCTCACTGAAATCGAATGTGTAGGTGGCCTTGTCGAATGACAGGGGATTTATCTTGACATTCTTTGACAGGTCTATCCTGAGATCATTTATCTTTGTCGGATTAAAGAATCTGGGTAACCTGGTGAGTATGAGTTTCTTTTTAAGATAATCCACATCCAGGTATATTCCGTATGTCTTACAGAAAGAGACAAGATAACTGGCCGGTGATGATGTCTGACCGAACAGTTCCTTTGCCGTAAAGATTGTTCCGGTCTCCACAGCGGGGTTTATCTCATACAGCATACTCAAAGTCATCCAGAGGTTACCGAATTCCGGTGTATTGAAAAAAGGATCACTCATATCCAGACCGTAACCGTATTTACTGTCTATGTAATAACCTATGGCCTCGAACACCTTTTTAATTCTTACCACAGGCCTGAGAAGATATGACCTCAAATCCCTTGTCTCCATCACAGTCATCTCATTCTTAAGGTCAAAAAGGGCATATGTATCATCCGGGTCAGTCCTCAATATTAATGTGTGTATATCCTCATATGTTATATTATCTTCCGTAAAAGTCTTTGGAAACTGGCTGGAGTAAAATCTCCTTGTACCCCACCAGACATTACAGAACCTGTCTGTTGAACACCACATCTGCTTGGGATCAAAGTTGTCCGCCTCTGGGACACCGTCATAAGAAACAATAAAGTTGATGGTATCGAATATGGGATAACCGTCCGCCTCCGGGTCACCGTCCAGTCTCTTCCAGGCCATATCCACCAAATCCTTGCTGATGGCAAACTCTGTGAAAGAGTATGTCAGATCTCCCAGGGTCATAGGTGTGACCTCCTGTGTATCCTCATCAATGTTGTATGACAATCCGTACAGGAGGTTACCCAGTTCACCGTAAAGGGTTATCTCGTATGTGTATTCATTCCTATCATAATTGATGTTGTTGAGTTTCACATAACCTTTCTCCACCAGGTTACCGTCCCTCATAAGTGTGAAAGGTTCCCTCTGTGAAGGAATGAACTCCGTACTGGAATAATTAATGTATTTGTCCAGTTTCCATAAGGAACCGAATATCCTGTTGTTGTTCTTTGTGCCCGGAAGTTTTACCGTCTTGGTAAAACTGTTCCTGATTATGGTGGGGTTGGTATAGTCCGTCCTCTGTCTCTGAAACAGCATAGAAACCGCATTATCCTGCACATCCACCAGTTTACCGTTTATAAATAAATCAATCATATTAATCCTTTACTTTTTCTGTATAACCCTTTTCAAAAGTTATCGTATAGTTGACCAGGGTCTTTCCGTTCCTGAACTTCTTGTATTCCGCATTGGCCAGGGTCATCCTTACAGGTATTATCTCCTCATCAGGATGGTTGAGATCCTGGAAATAAACCTTGGGTGATGAAGCAAGATGGAATGTCAGTCTTTCAGCCTCCTCATCAGACAGCCATCCTGTGTATGCCTCATATGTGCAATCTATATCCACACTGTCTGTCCTCTTCTCGTTGTGATGAAGAATATCCTTTGTCCTGTAATTGAGCTTACCGTAATTGTCGGTCCTGCTTATGTTACCTTCAATAAGGAAACTGTCCCATCCTCCGAACCTGTTGCGATAAATGAATGCACCGCCACCGCAGTGGTTCATATCATAACTGAACAATACCTCATCATCCAGGAGGTAACTCACCTTACTGATGTCATAATAGGTGTCTGTCATCATATTGAAAGGTTCCAGGGGGTCAGCAAGATCCAGTCTGGTTGAATCACCATCCTCGTCTATCTGGACTATACTGAAAACCTTACTGTCATTCGTATCTTTATACACACAGAAAGGAATAATCATACCTTTGCATCCCTTACCGTTGATAGGATCATTAAGGGACCTTGTGTAATCATACCTCTTTTCCTTTCCGCTCCAGTCATTCCACAGATAATGTGTGGTTTCCAGTTCCTGTGTGTCCTGGGTTATGTCATAAAGTGTGGCTATACAGTATCCCTTATACATTGACTCCCAGTTATTAATTTCAGTCTGAATCAGTTCAGAATATATGTAATCATCCACCAGTCTGTTTATGTTTATGCCTTCCTGGGGTATAGGTGTAAGACCCTCGAAATATCCGTTGAAATGAGGATTGGATATGTATATGGAATAATGATAGTCCTCTGTCTCGGATGGTGTGAATATGTCATCCACCCAGATTGATTCCCAGTAGGTTGAACTACCCTGAATGACAGGAATATCCGCATAATTGGTAATATCCTCAAGATCATAAAACCTTATCACAGCCTTTCTTGCTATACCTGTATTGGCACTGCATACCACAGTCTGATCTGTGACAGTCAGCCATCCTGAACCGTCTGTATAGATGACACTGTTTGACATATTGGATGGTTTGTTGATGAAATTGACCGTAACTGTGTCACCCTCGCTGTAAAACCTCAGGTTATCTGTAACTGACTTCATCCTGTCCCTTCTCACAACCGGTGTTGTTCCCTCCTGGATAAGAGTATATGTTGCGGTCAGACTGCCGGCGCTGAATGTAACAGTATTTGTCCTTGATGATGTTCCTGTATTTGCATCACATATAAAGGAATAATTATTCGGAGGTATGATACTTGAAAAATGTAACCAACTTGAATCCGATATGTTATATGTGACATTATCCTGGTTGGTAACCACTGTCACCCTTACCAGTCTGCTGTTATTGTTTATGGCCTCGTTTGTGGGTGATATAACCAGTGTTGGTATAGGTGCTGTTCCCTCCTGGGTGAGTGTATAATCCTTGTTTATTGTTCCTCCAGGACCTGTGCCTGTAAACCTCACAGTTCCTGTCCTGGATGAAAGTCCTGTATTGGCATCGTAACCGAAAGTATATGTTCCTCCTGACTCACCGTTATTGTGTATCCAGCTGTCCAGAACAGAACATCCTACAGTATCTATATTCTGTGTCCTCAAAGCCACACTGACCTCACCTGCCGCTGATGTTACGTTATCGGAAGAAGGAGTTATACCCATAATGGGTGCGGGTGCTCCCTGCTGATTGAGTGTATATGCTGTTGATATTGTTGCAGATCCGGTACCTGTAAAGTTGACAGTTCCTGTCCTTGGTGAGGATGAGGTGTTGGCAGAATAAGCCACAGTGTAATATACCCTTGAAGATCCTTCAGGATAACAGGAAATCCAGTTATATGATGTGCTGACCGTCACAGCGGAAACATTTTCCGAACTTAAGGTAACCCTGGTTGATCCAGCTGTGTAATCCACATTACTTGATGAAGGGGTAACTGATATATATGGGGCTGCCTGACCTTCCTGATTCAATGTGAATACAGCCTGTTTTGTACCTGAATAGAATGTGATTGTTCCGGTCCTGTCAGAAGTGGTGTTGTTAGCGCTGTAACTGAATGTATAATCATTACCTGAAACGCTCACAAAAGTGATCCAACCTACATTACTCACATAATTCACACTATCAAGACCTGCACTTGAGACAGATACTGTGAATGTACCGCTTGAAGAATCCACAGTCTGCTGTGTGGGTGATATGGTCAATGATGGATCAACACCATTCTGGGTTACAACCAGAGTTTTAGAATCATAACCATCACTCACACCCAGATTAACACTTCTTGCTGATGTAGATGTGTTGGATGCTGCGGTTATGGTATATTCCCTTGAACTTGATGTGATCTGACTGTATGAAGCGCTTAACCAGGATGGGAATGAATCCCAACTCAATATTCCATAATATGTGACATCTGTTGTCCTTGATCCTCCTTCTGCGGGGAATAACAAGTTTGAAGGATTCAAGGACATTCCGTCATACTGGGGTGCCTGATACAAAGCCAGTGTTGCCATTCCTCCATTGGTGTCACTGAAATAAACATTTCCTGTTCTGTATGATCCGTAAAAATCTGATTCTGGAGCAGTAACCACACCTGTGGCCAGACCCTCTGAAACATTGGTCATAACCATACTTACCCAAGAGGAAACCTCTGAATTGTCAAAACTGTATTGTCCTCCATATGCCAGAGTAAATGTATCACTGCCTCCTGTTTTCGGGAATGTCAGTGATGTAGGTGATACCACCATCTGTCCTGGGGATACCGCATTCTGGGTTACTAAAAGAGTGGCTGTATTGCTGCCATTAGTAAAAGTAACAGTTCCTGTCCTGGATGAAGTTCCTGTATTCTCATAAAAAGAGATGTAACCATATTTAAAACCTGTTGTTGTGGATGCAATAAAACTACCTCCATCAGACAACCAGGATCCACCAGTGATACTTACTGTCATAGAATCCTCCGGATTAACCACATCCACATAAACATAAAGTCCTTGCTTATCATAAGGAACAGTAAGGTCATAGGATGTTCCTCCTGCCGAAAATATATCCTCACCATACATCGCTATCGTACTGACGCTGTATTGTGTCACCGTTACATCTACATAATCATTATCATCATCAACATTAGCAAATCTGACAGATGATATACGGGTGTTACCTGATGTGTTTGTTCCCTTGGTCTGTATTTCATAAGACTGTGCTGTTACAGTATTTACCCTGAAATAAATACCGAAACCGTTATCTATTATTCTGATACCGCCTGAAGGAGCATTGGTTATATTAACTGTCTCATATCCTGTCCTACCTCCTGCATATGTTATGTCTGTTTTATCGATACTGAATGAAGCCATATATCATTTATTTACTTTTATTAAAAATATAAAATCCCACCACCACATTTTTATATGATGGTAGGTCCGTTAAAGGGTGACAGCCACTCCATAATCTGGGATTCTATGTCCTTGTAGATAGCGTCAGAAATCCTTTCCTCCCAGTAATCCTCCTGTTCCTTCAATGACTTTTCCAGGAAACCTGAACCCTTGAATCCCTCATTCGCTATCTTCCTTGATATAAGATATGCAAGCTGTTTCCTTGTGGGTGTCTTACCGTCCTTGGTAGGATATGGGGTGATCTTCCTCCTTACTATCCAGTCCTCTATCCTGTTTATAGGAGGAAACTTTCCAGGACCCCTTCCGTAGTTTGCGAATTTCCAATAGCTGGCTGCCTGAAACTCTATCTCAAATAAAGTGTCATTAACCTGTAGGTTGAACTTGATGCTCTTTGATAACTCATAATGTTTTGTGTTATCCTTTGTGACCTCCTCCAGGAACTTCCGATAGTCCTCCATACAAGCGGTCAAATTTGTCCATTTCATAATCACCTCTCCTTATCTTATATGTTATATGTTTGTATAATTTAATGTCTTCTTTAATTAACGATCTTAACTCTGGGAATGTATGTTTAATATAACCACTTCTCTTTCTTGATTCAACAATTCTATCTACACAACTTCCATAATTGATGTTATATTTTCCATCACACCACTCCAGATTATCAACTCTGTTATTGGTCTTATCCTCATCCTTATGATTAACCATTGGTAAATTATCCGGGTTTGGTATAAATGCCTGGGCTACCAATCTATGAATTTTCCTTTGATGTTGTTTTCCATTACAATGTAAATTTACTTGTAAATAACCATCCTTATCTTTACCTGGACTTAATATTCTTTCTTTGGTCCATTGTATTCCACCATTATTTTCATATGGTCTTTTTAATGATTTTACTCTACCATATGAACTCACTTCATACAGTCCTTCATAACCATCTACTGATCTCCAGATTTCTTCTATCATAATTAACATAATTTTGCTTAATGTGTGGCCTTCCATTTGGCCAGTTCCCTTTCTTCCATCTTCTTGTATTCTATATCAAACTGTAAATAATTCAGAAATTCAAATATCCCCAGGTCCCAAATCTGGTCCCAGGACATCTTCGTACGGTCACTCACCCTGTTGATCAAAAGGAGCCAGTTAAATGAGTTAAATCCAGAAACCTCTTCTGTATCTCCGTCATTGACTTCTCCATCTTCTCCGTCAGTTCCGGACTCTTCGCTTTCCTGATCTGTTTTTTGTAATAACGTAGGGAACTGACTAATGATTCCCCGTACTGCATCAGAAAAAAACCCAAGAGCGACTCCGCCACTCTGAAACTAAGGTTTTCCCTGATAACCTTCTGTAAATCTATGATGTCATAACCTTCATTGTATCTGCATCCATCAGGAATAAGGAATACAGACAATATCTTCTCCATTCCTTCCTTCAAAGGCATCTTGACAAAATTCTGAAAATCAACGTACTGGGCCACATTAATCTTGGTGACATCCTTCATAACCTTTATGTCATAACCGGGGAGCTTGATGTTCATATTGGGGTTCTTGGGGAGATCAAACTTACCCAGGAAATTCAGCCTTGATATATAATCACCCGCTTCATCCATCCCCATATTCCAGATGTCCTGCTCTTCCCTGTCAAGTATAAGGGCAACAATCCTCACATTCTTGGTGATGTCGTCATCATTGTCTTCCAGGATCTCCATAATGTTATAATATTTCTCTATTGATATGGAATCCCAGTCAAACACATCCTTTTCTTTCTTTTTCATATTCATTAACATTTATTATCTTCCTCTTATCAAATAAGAACCTAGACTGTTCTCATAAAATGTATCTATCGCGAATGCGGTTGCCATAATACAGTCATCCTTCTTACCGTTATAGGTATAGTTACCGTTCTTCAAAGACTCCATCTCATATATGGACATCTCATACTCCAACTGTGTATTGGGGAGTAGGGTGATGAACTTTGAACCTATGGCAGCAATCATCTTTTCTATTATCCTCTTCTTCGAGTCATTGGTTGTAGTAAAGGTCTTCAGTATCTGGGGTCTTTTGAGGTGTTTCTTGAGGATACTGATATAAACCTCACCTATGGAATTGGTCTCCGCAATGACTGTCCTTATGGATGGATGATCATTGATTATGTCCGCGATCGCAACCGCCCGCTGAACAGGGTCCTCTATGTTTGTCAATATCCGTAACAGGCACTGCTGATGAAGTTTGTTGAATCCTGAGAGTACTGTATTGTCTCCACCATTATTACTCCAGTCTATACCTACCACATCCGGGTCTTTGTCATCTGGTGTAAGGAATACTGATGAAAAGTCACCGAACAGTCCCTCACCAGAATCCAGCCATTCTCCTAGTATCTCCGCCTTGTATGCCTGGGGTGACAAAAGTTTCCTGTACTCATCCTTCTGGGTTTCTGACAGGAACATACTTGTATCATAATTGAGGGTGGAGATCAGGTGATAACCCTTTTCACCCATCAGTCCCCTCTTGTAACAGTCGAAGAAGAATCCCTGTTTGAACCTGGGGGTACTTATGAACACTTTTTTACTGTTGTCAACATTGGTGAAAGGTAACACCACCTCCCAGATGTCTGATGGGACATAATATGCCTCATCCACCACCAGTATTCCTCCTTTCTTACAGGAATATCCCCTTAACTTGGATTCTGCTGATCTGAATATAATCTGACTTCCGTTGATGAACTCTATGATAAGGATTGATTCGTTGAGTTTCTGGACCAGACCTGAATTCTCCACCATCTTCTTTATGTCTGTAAAGAACTTCCTGGATGAATCATTGGTGGGGGATACATAAATCGATACACTACCCTTGTTGTTGAGGGCAGTGTAAAGCAGAATCTGTGAACAGGTGAATGATTTTCCCACCTGTCTCTGTGAGCATATCACCAGGGTATCACCCTTCTCCATCCTCTCGAACTCGCTCACACAGTCTATCTGCCAGGAGATCATCTTCGCTGATTTCAGATATACATCCTTAACCATATTTTTTAATGTGATCCTCTGATCTTATTTATCAAAATCCAGATGTATGTTTACTTCTACCGGACCGTCTTCCTTTGGTCCCACATTACATATCTTTGCGAGCATCTCGAGTGCCTTCAGTCTGTTCTTTCTGTCATCCTGGTTTATACTTTCATCTATGGTGGCCAGGAGGGTGTTGTAAATATATTCTGCCGCATCCTCGGTCATACCCGCCAGTGATTTGTTGAGCTCACTACCTATCTCGTCCACATACTGTTTTGCGGTATTTGAGGTATATCCGTATTTCTCCTCCAGTTGGGCCACCACCCATCTTCTTGAATGACCTTTCCTGAGTTCCTTGATTATATAGAGGTCCCTTTCCATCCTCTTGTCTGTTGTCTTGTCATCAGCCATAGGTTTTACTTGCTTTTATTGTATTTTTCTGTGAACTTTTCTTTAAGGTCTTCGGGGAGGTTATCGGGATTTTCCTTGAAATACATCACCCCTGTCAGTCTCATCAGCTTGAGTATACAGTTTGAGCAGGAAAAGTTTGTCTTGAGGTTCTTTCCTGTCTCCTCTGTGTATATCCTGTCTATCTCCATAAGGTTTGAGGTGGGTATCTGCCTTGTATAGTCATAGAACAACGCTGTGATGAGATCCGCCTCAAAATCCTTAAGATACTTCATATTGTTCTTTTTCATATCCTTCTTCTCTTCTTTGTCTTTATTAAAAAATATATTTTTGAACATATGTTTTTTTATCTGATTATTCTGTATAGTAATGTCTCTATCCTTATAAGGAATTCCTGTATCCATCTGAGGAATCCCCCTATGTTCTTCGCGAAGAAAGACAGTAGGGTGGTATACAGGAAATTGTATGCCGTAAACTCACCTGTGCATAACAGATATATCCATCCAGTATGAAAAACCACACACAGGCTGCATTCTATCAAAGGTATGTGTATGCTGGCGTTACTGCTGATTCCGAATATCCTCTTTACTATGGGATGAACCAGGTGAGGTATGGACCCGCTCAAGTCAACGATAAAGATTTCTATGACCGCGATCGCTAAAAAAGTTAAATAGATATTCATAACCTCTCTTTTATGGTTTCTCTTATTCTTTTGATGTTGGCATATACTGTGGCAGCGGATACGCTGAACTTCTTTCCCGCCTTGGCCATAGACCCCTCGTCCGCATAAAGGATAAGGAGGGCCTTGTCTGTGTCATCCAGGGTGTCTATGACCTCCTTTAGATGATACATCTCCTCATCATCCTTAAGGGGATCCTTACAGTACTCCTCCTCAATCTTCTTCAGGGGAATATATGTTCGCTGCCGCTGATATGTCATCGCTCTGCTTGATGTGTTTGATATATAAATAAAAATATTTTGAATTTACGGAAAAAATCTGATTCTTCGCTATCTTCAATATAAAGAATCCCAGTTCATTCTTCCTGTAGAGATCCTCTATGACATCATCTGGCTTGGTAAGCAGAACCTCATAGATGTCCTGGATGAGATCCTGAGGTGCCTCCTGACACTGGTTCTTGGAATTGGACAATAATTTGTACACTATCTTCTCCACCTCCTCATTGTAAGCCAACTGACATATGATTTCATATTTTGTCATAAATATACAATTTATTTTGTATATTCTTTCTTTCTTCAATCTTCCTTTTCCTCCACTCGTCCCTCATCCGGCAGAAAGACTCATATCCGTATTTCCACACATATTCCGCCCACTGCCTGGATCCGAATGACCATCCATTGACACCCCAGTCATTCGTTGACGGATATATCATCACAACATTACCGTCAGGGTTTATGTATTTCTTTGGTTTTACCACCTCCCAGGTCTCACCCCCTTCTTCAGAAAATGTTCCCTTTGCCAGATACAGTCCTGTGTCCTGGTTCTTGCCTATCATAGTAAATCTGATTCCTTCCCTTACAAATTCACTAAGATCATCTATATCTTTACAGAAAAACTTACTCATCTAAAAACTTCTTATTGTATTAAACTTCAAAACTTGTCAAATTTACTGGGAGGGGTGGGTATTTTTTCAATTTTCTCCCCTGGACCTGATAGTTGTACCACCCCAGGAAAAAAATTGTCTTAAATTGCCCTTCCAGAATATCAGTCATAATCCAGTAACTGCTTATTTGTATCTTCTTTCTTTTTTCTTCTGTATTCCTTTTTCTGCATCAAAATCTTCTCCTTATTTTTCTGATAATATTCTTTCATCTGCATCAAAATCTTCTCCTTATTTTCCTGATAATATCTTCTTACATCATCCTTTATATTATCTTTGTTTTCCTGATAATATCTCTTATTATATTCTTTTGCCTTATTCTTATTTTCCTGATTATATTTCTTATTATATTCTTTTATATATTCTTCCTTACTCAAACCAGTCCAATGACCATTTCTTAAATTTGTTATTCTTATTCGTTCTTTTCTTGAACCATAATCATTATTATATTTCTGATTACACCACTCCAAATTTTCAATCCTGTTATTACTTTTATTCTCATCCTTATGATTAACTTGAGGTAAATTATCAGGATTTGGAATAAATGTCTGGGCTACCAATCTATGAATTAAATATCTTTTAAATATTCCATTTAAACATAATACTATTGACATATAACCTCTTCCATCATTACTTTGCTTCAATATATGTCCTTTTCTAAAACAATTTCTATTATCATACCTATCCAAACTTCTAACCCTACCATATGAGCTCACATCATACAGTCCTTCATAACCTTCTATTGGTCTCCATTCTTCAATCATATTCAATCAATTTCATATTTTGTATTTTCCATCTTACCATCTTCTTCCTAATAATTTGATGATCAGTAAATCTTGTCTGATGAGGGCACTGTCTTGTAATGTCTTCATCAGGAGGATAGTTTTTTACATCAATCATAATAAAACAATCTGTCCAGAAGGTGACAAACACTGCCTTATGGGGACAATCCAGTAAATACTTATACTTGTCATAATTTACCGCTGCATCACCAAACTGATATGATGGAAATGTCCTATTTTTTAACTCGAACACATACCGCTTACCATCTAATGTTGCCTCCAAATCCCAGTGATAGTATATACTTATGGTATCTGTATCCACAATATCTGTAAAATTATGTTTCTTCAACCAGGATATAAACCAATCCTTTCCTTCCGATAACTCACTGAATGGCCTCATCATTACTCCTGTTATCATATATGCCCTGGATATGATAGGCACAGTCCCTAAGAATCTTGGCTATCCTGATATCCTCATCCACAAAACAACCTATCATAGTGAATTCACCGGTAAGGTATATGTGCCACCTGGGTTTCCTTGACAATACTATAATGTCATCGATTATCTCCACTTCTATATCATCCTTTCCGGTCATCCGGGTTACATACTGCTTGATTAGATTTTCTACTTGCATAACTTTAATTTTATCTTATATATACAGTATTTATGAAAATTCATTTTTGGTTTTTCCCATTCCCTATCATAAATCTTTTTTCCTTTTATAGTAATCCCTCTGTTTCTGTCTGATCTCATCCCTGTGCTCCCAGTAGTATGCCTTCTTATGTTCCAGCATCCTCTTCTTTAACTCATCTTCTCCGCTGTATGTTATTTGATAGGAGGTCTTTCCTCTGGGTAAATCCTTTATGGTATACCATCTATTAGCAGGGATGGTGTTGTACATAACATTGAAGATAGAATAGATGTCCCCGAAACTGTCCCTGATTGACTCTATTGTATCAATTTCATAGTATTTTGTCAACCTGCCCTCAAAAGTAAAATCACCGGTATGGTGGTCCAGGGTCACAGTCCAGGTCTTTCCCTTGATATGGATTCTCTGATTCTCGTCAACCATATACTGTAACTCATCCTCATATGGCCTGTAAATAAAAAGAGTCATTATTTCTTCGACCGTAAACCTGTTCTTTGTAGTATCTTGCATAAAATCCTTCTATTGGTACTTTTTTTGACCTACAATCAATTATTTCCTTTCACTGGTATAACTAACCAACTGACAAATAAAACTCTGCTGTAACTAAAATAAACTATATTCTGGGGAAAGTAAGACTGTGTTTCACTGATATGACTGATATGACTGATATGACTGATAAGACTAATTTAATTACCCACAACAAAACAATAAAAGACAAACTAAAATAACTATTAGATTATTTATATCTTCATCATCCATAACACTCTAACAACTAATTAACTTATACTATAAATATAACAACTTGGCATAAAAAAAAATGACCCTGAATAACCTGGGTCATAAGTGAAGGGTGAGGAAAAGATAATTGATTACAGAGGAAATATTGAGGTCATCCTCCTTAAAAGAAAAAACATAAGAAGAAAGAAAGACCTTATTGGGGTGATGCAGTTAAACTCTATCAGACCGGCACTGGGCGAAGAACAGGCTGGGCTGACAGGGCTTGCCCCTGCACCACAAACTATTAATCATCCCACCAATTATGTTCCTCCTTCTTTGGTTCTACCTTGGGTGCTACATAATATTCTACAGGAAACTTATCTTTTAATATAAAAGAAATTGACTTAACCCAGTTTTCTTTGATACCACTATCATTGATATCAATCTTATTGAGTTTGTCAAACATTTCACCTGTTATAACTTCATCCTTTAGGTAATCTATCTTTTCCTGGGTCTTGTGTTCTTCAGGTAAAGCAGCAACCAGCACCTCAAAATTTGTCAGTTTTGCTTTATTCCCATCTTTATTACAATCTTTATTGTTCTTTATTTCTTCTTTATTTACCTCTTTATTATGGGTGGTTTTTAAACCATCATCACAATGGTTTTTAAACCATTCCTCAGTGGTTTTTAAACCATCATTAGTGGTTTTTAAACCATCATTAGTGGTTTTTAAACCATCACCTATGGTTTTTAAACCATCACCTTTTACCCCAAGATAAGTGACTTTTATGCCTCCATCAGTCCTTATATAACCAAGATCTTTCAGGTGTTTTTTTATCTTACCAAAATGACTTTTATCTTTCAGTCTGGCCATCTTACATATATCACTATTGGATAACATACAACAGTGCATATCACCCTCAATGGTATAATACCTGTATATGGAAAGTACAAAACATTCCTTATCACTTAATTCCTCAAGACCCCAGATTACCTCCGGTATCCAGTATCCTTTTTCTGTTTCTTTCATCATTTTATTTCTTCTTTTATTTGTATTTTCATTCTATCTATACATCCACTCAACAAACTGTATTCACTTTCAAACTTGTCATACTTGTGATAACTGAAGTATTCATAGTAACTCTTGTAATCCTTCCTTTCCTCATAATGCAGCACATCATAATAATTACTTATAACTCCTGACTTCCTAACTGGTTTCCAGACTCCATCAACTAACATATAAACATACATATCAGGGAAATCACCCTCCATCCTTACAGAGTAACCTATGTTGTCATACACATCTGATCTTATCCAGATTTGTGACACTTCCAGGTGAGGGGTCATCTTACCCTTAAAACCTGACTTCCTCATTGACTTTGCTATGACTGCCATCACTTTCTTACTGTCCATAATCTTAAAAAAATAAAGGATGTTAAATTGTGTTACTTGGGCCTCGACTCCCTTTCACACAATAACATCCTGTAATATATTTCTATTATGTATCCTGGATCTATGGTCGAGGTCATCCATTCTACATTATTTATGTAATCTTATGTCTTACATCCTAAACATAACAAACCACCTTTGAAATATTTATGAAAATTCCAGTTTTATCATTTTTTAACATACATAAAAAAGACTCAGGGTTGGTGATACCTTGTACCCGACCAACCCTGAGGAATTGAAATTTTTCTCACACAGTATAAATATAACAAAAGTTACTTTTTTATATGTTGATGCAGCAATCAGTCCTAACACCAGAAAATCTACCATATCACTTTTTCTTTATCAATAATCTGGCATACATCGCTTTTCCATCCATAACCGGTCCAACATAACTCTTATGTCCTTCATCTATATATCTTGGATCTCCATTGATTAGATGGTTATCATTCCTGCTATCACAAAACAAACCAACTATTTCAAACTGCTCATCATTCCACTTGTCCAGAAATGTAACCGGTACTCCCATCAATCCTGTATAATCAACCGGTATATCCTTGGTCTTATCTATATTTATGGCATCAAAATTATCATACTTTTTATAATAACCTTCAACATACTTCCTTGATAAAACTAATGGTGGCGGACAATCATCTCTCATACTTGTAAACCACCTTACTCCGCTCACCGCAATATATCTCTTACCTTCTTCTTCCTTACATACTGTACCATAAAACTCATAATCATCTGGAACTTCAAAATACCTGTATCCTGATGAAATACTATACCCATATTTAATCTTCTTCAACATAAATAACTCCAAAATACTATTTATGCCACCAGCAAGACCACCGTTACCAATTACCAGAAAATCTACCATAAACTTGTCTCACCAGCGAACCTTTCATCTTCCCTTAACCAATCAATGAACTCTCGAAAAAGCGAAAAAGGTGGATTCGTAATAACTACCACCCCTGGCATATCCTTGATTTTTGTACATTCCTCACTCCTGAAGTCACCATTACCCTGTAATCTCTCCACTGTTTCGTTTTCGCCGTCGTAATCGTATCTGAATGCTCCATCACCTATGTCATAATTTGTGGCAATCAATCTCTTCAATCCTATTTCCTTGAAATGATCCTTGAAATACTTGGTGAAATTGCTCCACCTGTAATCATCACAACAACAATACACTATCCTGTCCTTCAACTTGGGCCAGTAATGGATCACCTCTTTTTCAATATCTTCATACCTTGTATAAAACTCATCATTTTTGGCCTGCTTTGCTTCCAGCAGATTTTTGTTTTTTCCCATATCAATTTTTCTTTTTTATCAATAATTTATCAAATAACATTTTACCATTTACTACACCACTTTTTCTGTTTCTATGTTTTTCATCAACATATGTCTTTGTACCATTAAAAAAATACTCTCCATCACCTTTGTTATCTGTTAATAATCCAATCAACTCAAACTGCTCCGGATTCCATCTTTCTAAAAATGTAACCGGTACTCCAATCTCTCCATAATAACCATCCGGTATCTCTTCTATCTTATTTATATTTATGGCATCATAATTATCAAACCTGTCCAGATTATCAATATCACAATCTTTTTTTAATAATAACTCCGGAGGTATCCCCCCACCAACTGTACTAAACCATACTATATTCCCAAACCTACTACCATCAGAAAACTCTCCTATCCTATTCCATCCAATCCTTATTATCCTGTCCTTAATCAGGGGGAATGTATTCTTATATGTCACTATATTATATGATCCTATCACCAGAAAATCTACCATAACTTATTGTATTTATGTAAAAAAATAACAAAAACAATCCAGGCGATCTTCACAGACCACCAGGACGTTGTTAATCCCATATAAAATGTGGACTAGTTGTTAATCCCATATAAAATGTGGATCACAACAATTCAAAAATCTATCTTTGTGATCTTTATGTCCAGACCCTTCATTTCCCTGAACTGCAAATTAAGAAATGTATTTTTATCCATAACAAAATCTATGTCATTCCTCCTCAGAAGTTCCATAATAAAACCTATCTGTCCAAACTTGTCAAGCGGGATGACCTTAATATTAAGGAATGTAACCTGGAGGTCTATCCTGGTCTTCCAATCCCACCTTATGAATACCCTGAGGATGTTACCCTTTACATATACAGGATCAATATACAGTTGCCTCTTTTCACTCATAATCATACCTGTCTATTCCTAACAACCTGTAATCCCTGTATTTACCTCCCTTCTTGATGAAAATCACCATAAACCTACAATTAAGCACTTCATCACCTATGAACTGCTGTAAATCCTTTCTGGTGAGGAACTTCTTTTCCTTCCATTTGGGTCCATCATCATAATAATTATAATGAACCTTGTACTTGTAATTATTATACAGTTGTTTATCCATTACAACACTTAATAACTTAATCTTCTGCCACCATTTCAATCCACTTATTTCCTACTCCCCTGAAATACAACTCTGCCCTTTTAAAATCAAGCTGAAACATCCTGTCTTTCTTTGTCCTTTCATAGTGATCTGTTGCAGATTCATAATCACCATAAAAATGTACTTCCTTACCTCTACTGCAAGCAGGATAATAAGTTACCACCTTTGCAACTGCATTCTTTGCATTGTCACAATTTTTGTAATAATTTGCCATAATACTTATTTATTTAAATGTATATATTCAATATCACCAACAGTCAACTTACTCCATAAATAATCACACATCTTGTCACATACCTTACTCAAACTCTTTTTTGGGTTGCCCAGTTCTGCTGTATATACTCTTACATCATAAATGTTATCGGTGCGCTCCAACATAATTCTTGTTGTATTATATCTGCCTGGGATCCACCAATTTATGTTAATAGTCCAGTTTTCAGATACTTTTGTATTAAAACTACCTGTTTTTGACAGGTTGATTATCTTCCAAAGATAATTTCTAAACTCTTCTTTTGATGTAACTTTCATATTTCTTTGTTTTAACTTACATTACAAAGATAATAAAAAAAAAGTAAGAAACCAAATATTTTCTTACTTTTTTTTCATTTTTTCCAAAATTTCTTCTCTATGTCTATAATAATATGCTCTCTTATACTCCTTCATCTTATCCTTGTTCTTCTCATAATACTCTTTCATCTGCTCCCTTATCTTCCCCTTATTCTTCTCATAAAATCTTTTTCTATATAATCTACTCTTTTCCCTATTGTTTTCTCTGTATTTTCTATTATATTCTTTTATCTCTTCCTTATGATCCTGATAATATTTCTTTGTAACCTCTCTAACTTTATCCCTATATTCCTTATGTTCTTGAATATATTTCCTCTTATATTCTTTTTTATCAAGTCCACTATATGTACCATTCTTCAATCTGGTCTCCCTTGTCTTATTCATCCTTGTACCATAATTCATATTATACCTATGGTCACACCACTCCAAATTCTCCACACTATTATTTGTCTTATCCTCATCCTTATGATTCACCTCATATAAACCATCAGGTCTTTCAATAAATGCCTCTGCAACCAACCTATGAACTAATCTTCCATACCTTTTTCCATCCTTACTTAAATTAACTCCTACATAACCTCTACAACCACCACATTTTGATGTACTTAAAATTCTACCACTATCTACTCTCAATACCCTTCCAAAACTACTAATCTTGTAAATACCTTCAAATCCAATAATGTCTTTCCAAATTTCTTTCATATTATTTATAATTATATTTTATATCAAATATAACAAAAATCTGACATATCTAAATAAATCTGTCATTTTTTTACAAAAGAAAACCCAGAGGGTGATTTACATCAGCCCCTGGGTAAAAAAAACTATAAGAAATATAATATAAATGAAAGAAATTTGGAATGTTGTTAATCCCATATAAAATGTGGATCACAACACTTTTCTCAGCTTGAAATAAACCTTGAACACTATAAATATAACAATAATTGAAATAATTCCCCAGAACAGGATATTTATTTTTTTGTAATAAGGAGGAATGTACTTTTCCGGGACTTTCACAGGAAAGGGTATCTTCTTTTCAACCTTCTTTTCTACCTCCTTGTATACAATCTCCTTCTCTATTTTGATCTCCTTGTTTGTCAAGGAATGATGCAACCTGCCAAGACTGTCAATCTTTGCCTCTGACACACTGTATTTGGTCTCCAGGTGGGACGAATCCTGGGTGACCACAGATAATGTCTCCCCTGGGATTTCAATAGTGATGGTGTCTACTACCATTTTTTCTATATATACACTGTCAGATTTGCCCTCTATTGGAATATATTCAACCTTCCTGAATAGTCCGCAGGATGACAGAAGAAATGTTGTCAGAATCAAAATAAACCACTTTCTCATAGGTCTTTCTTTTTCTTTTTATGTGCCTCCCTTTCCTTTCGTATCGCATTCGCAAGATCACTCTGGTTTTCCGGGGCTGGTTCATTCCTGTCATTAAGGACACTGTATTTCTGGAATGCTATCTTACTTGTGTGCAGATGACGGTGCTCATCAATATGAATATACACACAGTTATCCGCCTCCTTTTCACCTCCATATCCTGCCCACCTGTAGTTTTTGTGATGGCAGGTTCCAGGGTTTTCACTGTCTATGGGGTCACCGCATATGGGACATATTCCTCCCTGTCTCTGATATACTATTTCCTTGACCTCCTTGAATTGTTTTGATCTGAGGTATCTGGTATATTCCTTCTGTCTGGTGGACTTGGTCTCTTTCTTTATAGCCTTATCCGATGTATCACTCCTTACTGTCTCTTTCTTTACTCTTACCATACTCTAAATATAACAATATCATTTTATTATGTCAAACCTCTTCATCCTCTGTCTGCCATCCTTACCAATCCAGCAAAGATGAAGCCAGGTCACTCCCCCGGATGACTCGAAAAGCATTTCGTCCCAAGCCATATCATAATCTTTGAACCACTGGTAGACAAAGTCTGCGAACTTCCTCAATTTGTCACCCTTAACCTGTAAATCAGCGCAGAAACCATACTGATGACCTGATGTCTTGGCACCACCCACTGCCTTGTTGAGTTGAGGGCATCTGTATCCTGAACTCACTGTTATAGGTTCACCCCAGTCTTTTCTGATGGGGTCCAGGACCGTCTCTATAAAGAGTGTCAGGTTGGCCTCTATTTCCTTGGTGGGGGTATTGTCTATACCCAACCTTTTCGCAGTCGCTGACCGCGACAGTTCACTTATTGTAAAATAAATCATATCTACCCTTTTCTTTAAAATATAAAAAAAGAAGAGGATGATTATTCATCACCCTCTTTCTTGTTTATGATCAATTCTGTATCTTTATGCCTTATGCTTGCTGAACTCCCCTTGTCTATGGCCCGTAAGACACATCCAAGAGCAATTGTACCATTGAGTTCCCCTGCTGCTACCAGGACACTGTTGTCTATTTGACCGATAGGAGGACATATGAATCCAGATATGATAAGTAAAGCGGATATACTGGCGAAAATCCAAAAGAAAAGATTGGTTGCAATATAGTCACTCCAGAATTTTTTCATAATATAACTCCTTTTTCTTTATTCCTCTGTTATCTCAACATCCTGTGAGAACTTCAGATAGACATACCTGGGGATGTTGCAGATAACGTTGTTTTCATCTGTCAAGGTTGGTGTAACTGTAGTAAATACATCACCCTTGATACTGTAACTCACCTGACAGGCGATTTCACCTGTTTCTGTTGTCACCACCTGTACTCCTATCTTGTCTGAATTGACCTGTGTAGGTTTATCTTTTTCTATGAATCTTGTTACCATAATAAAATAATATTTATCTTTATTAAAAATATATTTTGTATATTTTTTGTTTATGACAAACAAAGAACCCCGGGGGTTACCCAGGGTTCAATGAATATATGTTATGTATTTTTATACATCAGCCACCCAACTGTAAGTCACCTGACCATTGACAACTGTTGCCTTGAGTACATAGGTACCGTCTGCCTGGGGAACTGCTGGTTTTTCATAATTAATATCATAGCAGGAATATATTCCTCCAAAGTTTGCATATAACAACTCACCGTTATATTCATACTTCATATAGTTATAATACTCAATTGAATACGGAATAGATGTAGATGTATCAATATAATTATCCCTTGATGGAATTATTTTTGAAAAATCTATTTTTCTGTATTCTGCATCATTGTAAGGAAATATTATGTCACCTCCAGCAACAAATGATGTAATAGCCCAACGATTGTAATAACCAAGTCTTTCATAAGATTTGTCAGTGGGGTCATATTTATATACAAAATTATCATCACCCAGAACATATACATCACCGTTCACATAGTGATACATACCTCCCACATAATCCTGAATAGGATCTGAAACCCACTCCCAGGTGTTGTTGTTATTCACAAGTATATTACCTGAATGCCTCAAATTTGTACCATCCCACCAACAGCCCCATATTGCCGGTGATGAATTATTTTGATTTATCAGTTCAAAATCAGATGATGTGTCATTCCACAAATATACATTATTTGAAACATCATAATAGAATGTATTGTTTGGAGTTACAATTACTCTACATCCATATTCATTTGTTACACTGACAAATGATGAAGTAGGATTGGCAAAACCTGAACCATTCCATTCATATCTATCGCCTCCATTTATGAAAAATATTCTACCGGTGTGAGTTTTAAAATATGAAGTTAAATATGGCGCTGGGTTACCACTACTTACATAAGTTTTTATATATGGACCGTATGTAAATTTAGTATCATTGGCAATCAATAAATCAGTTGTTACTATTGCATTGTTATTCAATAATACAGCCGGGCAATTAATGTCTATCCTGGTTGCAATTGTTTTGTTTTTGTTTAACCTGAATTCATTATCGGGCATTGCATTAAGACCACTCAAACCACTTAAAACATTTATAGATGCACCATTCCTAAAGTCTTTATATCCGTTAATGATCTGGCTGGAATCCAAATCAACTGCAACATTACTTGGTTTTGTCCATTTTGTTAAACTTACTGTATCACCCAGGTTTGTGATATAATAAGATTGGTTAGAATATATACCTCCAACCATAAAATTACCTGAAATACCATAGTGATTATTAAAATAATAAACATTATCACCTACTATTGAAAATGATTCCCAGGTTTCATTTACAGGGTCATACTTATAATACCTATTTTCTTCCATATGGAACAGATTTCCGTCTTCTGTACTGAAAATCTTTTGATAGTTAATTGTCCAGTCAACAGGCAGTTTGAAATAAACATCAGTTACATCGGTAACATCTATGTGATCTTCATATTCCTTCAACTCATATGTTTTATTTAAACCGTTAACCTGGAACAATATATGTCCCTGATACTTGAATTTGTAAGGAAAATCAGAAACAATACCTGTATAATCTTGAGGTAAATTAATGGTATATCCGCTTTCAAATACCTGATTGGTTTCATTAAATTTAGAAAGTGTATTGCCTATGATCCAGGTGCCATACTGACCGTTGAATATGTTTGTTTTACCACCAGTATAATAATAATCAACCATATTCATATCATCTTTATATGTTTCAGCACCTGTAGTGATGTCTACTATATAAGAATCATCATATAATCTTCCTGTTGAATCCTTCCAGAAGTTCTGTCCATATACTGCATTCATCTGGACAATTTTTTCAAATTCAAGTGTGTCTTTATTGAATTTCAGAAGACTATAATTATGCATATATATATCATCGCCTGCTACATTCAGTTTATCTATTTCTGATATTTCATTATTAGGCTTATTTGTTACACTCATACTGTCATAGACTTCAGTATAAAGTAGACCTTCAGAAGAATCAGTCAATATATCAACTGCTGCCTCCTGTTCGGGATCAAGACCTCCCACCTCAATGTTACCTGAACCTACCAATGATTCATTGTTGATGGTCCTCAGTTCGGTCTTTTTGACAAACTGTGCGTTCAAGTCTGTCTGACTGTTTATATTACCGGTGATACCACCCCATACGGCTGCACCGCCACCTCCCTGACCGGGACAAAAATCTATTGTTGCCAAATTTATAGTCATAGTAATTAATCTTTATTAAAAATATATTTTATATGTTTTTTGTTTTATTGTTTACTGGGCTACAATATCTGACCAATATCTTCTCCAACCACCTGCATTTTTATATGCATATAATCGTACTGCCGGTACTTTAATCAGTCTTCCAGCAGCATTGTAATCAAATATTGTCGGATAATCTGATCCTGCTACACCAATAAAAGGAGGTTCTGTTGGCATAACAATAACTTCTGATAAAAATCTGCAATTATCAAATGTCATACCTACAATATTTGTTACAGAAGCAGGTATTGTTATTGATGTTAAACCACTGTTATAAAATGTTTTATGACCTATTTTTGTAACAGTTTCAGGAATTATAATAGTATTTAACTTACTTTGATTGATAAATACCTGATTTCCAATTTCTGTTAATGTACCATCAAAAAGCATAATACCCTTTCCTTGGTTATAATAGTTATTATATAACAAATTAACCGAACCCCATAGATTATGTGATGGTGTAATTATATTATTATTTTTTGATGTATAATATATAATACTTCCATAACCTACAATTCTGGATACAAAATTACTAAAAATAGTCTTATATGTCTGAAGAGCAGACATAGGTACATAAATAGGATTGGTACTAATACTACCAGAAGATACAGAAAAAATATTACCACCTCTGGTCGGTACTGTTGGTGGGGTTGTTCCTATAAATATTGTAATCAATGTTTCACAGTCATAAAAAGCATAATTATTTATACTTGTTACTGAAGATGGTATAATTATTCTCCTTAAAGCAGCATTACGAGCAAAAGCATATTTACCTATTGTTCTCACTGAAGATGATATTAATATATCTTTGGGATCCATATCATCTAATCTTCCATAGAATGCATAGTCACCTATTGTTGTTACAGAAGATGGTATCACTGTATTTTTACATCCTACTCTTAGGCTGTTTGTTGATGTCCTTATTATGGCATTACAGTTGTTCCTGCTGTCAAAATAAGTATTGTTTGCATCTACTGTTATACTTGCAAGTTTATAACATCCGTTGTATGCATAGATACTTATATCTGTAACCGAAGCAGGAATCTTTATTGATGTCAGACCTGAACATCCATTGAATGCATTTGAACCTATTACTGTCACTGTGTCAGGTATGGTTATATTCTTCAAAGTTGTACATCCCCTGAATGAATTTAAACCTATCTTGGTTATGGGTCCATCAAAAGTCATAGTACCCTGTCCATTGTTATATGTATTACTGATCAGATTTGCCCCGAAATTGGCGCTGTTATAAGGTGTAACTATCTGACCATTTGTACTCTTATACAACATTGTATATGATGGACCATATCCTACAATATATGCCTCATATTGACTGAATGCTGTCTTATATACCTGAAGAGCGGAATTTGGTACATAAATCAATCTTCCAGGAGCATTGTTTTCAAAGATATTTGAACCTACTGTACTTGGAGGTGTTGTTCCCTCAAAGATGACCTCTGAAAGATCAGTACATCCATTGAAAACATTGTTACCTATTGATGTAACTGAAGATGGTATGGTTATTGATGTCATACCTGTTACATTCTGAAATGATGATACACCTATTGTTGTTACAGAAGATGGTATGGTTATACCATTGCTCATATTCCTGCCATAGAATGCATAATCACCTATTGTTGTTACAGAAGATGGTATCACTGTATTTTCACATCCCGCCCTGAGGTTGTTTGTTGATGTCCTTATTATGGCATTACAGTTATTCCTGCTGTCATATATTGTGTTATTTGGATCTACTGTTATTGATGTCAGACCTGAACATCCATTGAATGAATTGTTACCTATTGATGTAATTGAAGCAGGTATATTTATTGATGTAATACCTGTACATCCATTAAAAGCACTATTACCTATGGTTGTTACAGTATCAGGTATTTCTATTTCTGCAAGATTTGTACATCCATTAAAAGTACTGTTACCTATGGTTGTTACAGGTCCGTCAAAGATTATAACTCCACCTGTTTTTGTATAAATATTCTCGAGTATATTTGCCCCGAAATTGGCAGTGTTATAAGGTGTAACTACCTGATTATCTGTACTCTTATAGAACAATATTCCACCATAAGGATATATGTCAGCCTCATATATATTCAAATTTGCATCACTTTTATAATCCTGTAAGCTTATTGCCGGTACATATATCTTCCTTCCTTCTGCATTGCTATTGAATACAGATGTTCCCACAGTGGGTACTGTTGAACTTTCAAAAATGACTGTAGACAAAGACCTGCAACCAATGAATGCCTGATTACCTATGGTTGTCACTGAATCAGGTATGAATACTGATGTTAGTCCAGTTTGTCTAAATGTTTGAGCTCCTATTTCCTCAACTGAATCTGGTATATTTATTGATGTCAGACCGGAATGACCATAAAAAGCAGTATCATCTATACTTGTTACATCATCAGGTATCACAGTTGAACTACATCCATCCGTTAGTTCATTGGTTGATGTGTTGATGATGGCATTACAGTTATTCCTGCTGTCATATGTATGGTTATCCGGATCCACAGTTATACTTGTAAGACTTGTACATCCTATAAAAGACCTTTGTATGATATTAACAAAAGGAGGTATGTTTATTGATGTCAGACTGGTACAGTTCTGAAATGCAGAATTACCTATCCTTGCAACAGAATCAGGTATAATTATTGATGACAAAGTTCTGCAATTATAGAAAGTACTATCACCTATTCTTGTCACATCATTGTCAAAAATCATAATTCCCCTACCATCAGAATATGTATTGGATAACATTGTTACTCCTGAACCCCAAGAGTTGTAATATGGGGTGACTACCTGATTGTCTGTTGATGTGTAATAGATGACATTATTAACAAGTTTTTGCCATATCAGTTCATCACCCAGATATGCTCTTACATAACTGTCATCGTCTCTATAATATATCTTATATGCTTCCCACATATTAACCGTTAATTAAATATATTGTATTTGGATCTTTTACTGACAAATTGTCATATGCCTCCTGACTCAAACTTACTGTTGATGGTGTTACTGCCACTGTTATGGCTGCATTGGTCCACTCACCGGTAAAGTTGTAACTACCATTGATTGATATGTTTTGTACCAGACTCTGTGATGGATGTACATCCACACTGATAGCAACACTGTTATAAACATTTCCTGGGTCAGGATCAAGGTTATATAATCCATTTGAAGAAATATTCTCATTTAAACTCACTTCTGTCTTTATAGGAACACTCACTGTAACCACACCTCCTGAATACTCACCCTGGATGTTGTATGTACCATTGGATGTATATGTCTCAGATAATGATGTACTTGGATGAACATCTACTGATATGACTGCATTTGTCCATTCACCTGACAGACTTGTCACACCATTGGTTGAAATACTTTGTATCAAACTCTGTGATGGATGAACATCTGTTGTTATTGTTGCTCCATTCCACTCACCTGACAAACTTGTCACACCGTTGGTTGATATGGTCTGTACAAGACTCATACTTGGATGAACATCCACTGTTATTTCTGCATCTGTCCATTCACCTGACAAACTTGTCACACCATTGGTTAAAATACTTTGTACCAGACTCTGTGATGGATGTACATCAATATTTATTGTACCACCATTGAATTCACCTGTGATGGTCTTTGAACCATTGGTTGTATATCTCCTTGATAATGACTCTGATGGATGAACATCCACTGCAATAACTGCATTTGTCCATTCTCCTGAAAAACTGTGACTACCATTGGTTGTGATGGTCTCCACAAGACTCATACTTGGATGTACATCTGTGGTGATATGAACATTGCTGAACACCTCACCTGCGGATGGGGTATAATGATGACTGCCATTTTCCTGGATGATCTCATCACATATAGTCTCCGGTTTAATATCAGACGGAACACTGACTGTCACCAGGACACTGTCATATGCCTGACCTGAAGGTGCTGTGTAACTGTATGTGCTGTTGGATGTAAGAGTCTCTGTCAAGGAGGTCATTGTTGGAACCGGAACCGCAACCGTAATCTCCGCATCCTTCCACTCACCTGACATACTTGTCACACCATTACTGGTTATGGTCTGAACCAATGACTCTGATGGATGAACATCAACTACATAATCAACTGCATCAAACACATATCCAACCATTGGATTTAATGTACCGCTTTCATTGGTATAAAATGTCCATACTCCCCTCATTTCTGGTTTTTGGTCTGATGGAACTGCAACTATGATATCCGCACTGTCAAACACACTTCCAGGGGTGGGATAATAATGATAGCCGCCATTTGATGTGATGGTCTCTGTAAGGGTCTCCTCGGGTTTTTCACCTCCACCTTCCACATCTATTGTGATGTCTATTTCATCAACAGGTTTTCCGTCAGGAACATAATGATAATGACCGTTCTCGGTGAATCTGGCCTCATATTTGTCATAGATGTCTGTCTGTTCACTGTCAACACAATCACTTACAGGAATCTGTATGGCCAGAACCACATAAACACCTGCACAACTGGCTGTAAACCTCTGATCGAAAGTACTGAACCTGTCTATCAAATTCACCTCCATATCAGGGAACCAGGTCTGTCTCAAACTTGCCACAATATTGTTGATGATGTTTATTCCTGTACTGAATATGTCATCCCTGTTAGCCTCATCGAAGGTCAATCTGTCCACATAACCGAGATGGAATGTGAATGTATTCCAGTCCTGTTCTGAAATCCTGTCCCTCAATCCGTCCCTGTCCTGTAACACTATTGCACTGTAAACTGTATCCTCCCTGTTGAGATCCAGGAAATTCCTTACAAATGTATTGACATTGGGCTGGGCCAGTGCTGTATCCTTTATAATGTTGATTATCTGTAAAAAAGTCATATTAAAATCCTTTTATTTTCTGTATCTTCTGTAACAACATCCATTATCTATGATCCTGCCCCTTCTGCCACCAAGCCATAAGCCTGTTGTGGCCGCACTGAAAAGGTTGGCCTTCATCATCCTACAGTCACACTCCCTCAACTCGGGATATGCTTCCTTGTTGTTCAAAACATAATTCTGCAACTGATGGCACAGGTAATCTGCCTTCTTCTGATAGAAAGACTGTAACCTGAAAGAGTCATCCATATCCAGGGGTTCCATATGTTCATCACTGACCTGTTCGAGACCTGCATTATCTATTTTTACGGATGTGAGCATACATATGTTGGATATTGCTGTGTATGCCAGGAAATACTGACATTTTGTCAGCAACTGCTTGTACATCTCAAATCCTTCCCTGTCTATGTCTCCGGTATCCACCAGTTCCTCCAGTCTGTTAACCAGGGCATCACCCAATACACCTCTTAAACCCTCTGACTGGGCCTCCCAGATAGCAGGTTCTATCAGTTTACCTGAAATGTTGTCAGAAATATTACTGACATTCTTTATAAAATTCGCTGAAACTAACAATATCTTTTCCATATCTTATTCCTCCACTTTTTCTTCTTTTTTATCCTCCAATGTAAACGGGGTGATGGTGATCTCCTTACCTGTGATTGTTTTCAATGATCTTGACACTATTTTCTGGATGGGTCTCACCACTGTCCTGTTATAGAGCTTGAATGCCTCCATATACTCCTCATTACTGAATCCTGTTGCGGTGGGAAGACCGAACAGGTTGGGGGTGGCCCTGAATGCTGTAAATAACTCATTCTTTGTCCTTTCAACCAGACTCTTGTATTTTTCTCCTGCATCTTCCGTCTCAAGTGTGCTGAGTTCCGCACTGTGTTCCTTGTCATTGGCGAAATTTATGACTATCCTTCCTCCGTTACCTGAACCTGAGAACTTCTCTATGATGTTCTCCTCTATTTCATCCGCCTGTTCCTGACTGGGGATACCGTTGTTCATATTGATAAGGTAACTGGCGGCGAATCCGTTTATTATACTGTTGAGGTGATAGTTGTTCACCTGTCTTTCTATCTCTGCTGATTTCGTTGACGCTTCCCATTTGGGTGAAGGATACACATCCGTACTATTGTTTGTATAGACGAATATGCTGTTGGCATCCTTACCCTGGGGGTCAAACTTGGGATATACGGTATATTTCACCCTTCCTATGCTCTTTTCCCAGTCCCTGCTGTAATAAAACTCACTCCTGTCCTTATTAAACCTGAGTCTTTCAAGGGGAATGAAATACATACCTCCTATGTTTCCCATATTGTTCCTGACTACGTTGATGGCAAACCCTCCATATTTGAGGTAATCCCTTGAAATATCCCTGATCAGGTCCTCCAAGGTGACACCCCTGTCATTCACCTGTATGTCAAAGACCATATCATCTATATGTACCTCATCACCTACCACATAATCTACTGTACCTTCTATGATACTCTTCAATGTGGCCACATTCTTGTAAAGACTGTTGATATACTGCGGGTAGTCATTGTTGATTCCCCAGCAGATGAATCCCTTCTTACTGTCCTCTTCTATTGGTTGTACTATATTACACTCCAAGACCGGGTCTATGGCCCTGAACAGTATCTTTTTTTCTGTTTTTGTTTCCTTATCCATTATATGATTTAAATGTTATATTATTATCATAAACCTTCTTTTCTATACCCTTTCCAACCCTCAATATTCCTATGTTATTGTCTATCCTGTATTCATACTCACCCACAGGGAGACTGTTGTCATATTCCCATACATAAAAGAGGTCACTGGTGCTGTTATCAGTGAACTCTATCTTGTATTCCTTCTTTGTCTCTGTGTTTTTGAGGAATAGTTCCTTGGTGATTTCTGCGGATTTCATAAGATTATTGGGTATTTTTACCTGATTTTGTCCTGAAATGTCTCCGATTATTATCATTTTTTTCCTCTTTTTCTATAAAATATAAAAAAAACCCTTTTTATTCAAGACAAAAAAAAGAGACGGACCGTATTGTCCGTCTCCAAAACCAATTAAAAATATGAAGAATTAATCAACCAGATTGCTGATTATTGATGGATCTACCTCATAAGGATATGTTGAACTGTAATCAGTCAAAGTGATGGTGTAACGATTACCATCTGTCCTGTTTACACCAGTCTCTGCTGTACCAGCTGTTGCTGATACGAACTCTTCCATACCAAGGAACCAGTACTTACCGTTGGCATCCTTTACTATAACCCTCAATTCACCCAATGATAACTTGGCAATCTCCATTCTCTTTGCTGTCTCCTGTTTAGCGAAAACAAGAGCCAAGTCACTCTGTACG